ATGTAGTTGATGACATTGAAGCAAGGATTAGATCGTCAGTTTTGCGACCAAGTGCATACGCACCTGATTGTTGAGCCACCATCATTTCATCGTGATTGACACGAAGTTGATCGAGGTCGTCAATCCATTCGCCAGCAAAATAGTCTTCAAGAGTCACATTTACGTTTGTGTGACTAAGGTTCATAGGTGCGACATTACCATGCCGAGCCTTTGTAGTAGCAGATCCTTTACCGACTTTCTGGAACGTAGTCTTGTTCTTCACGCCATTACGTGTACGAACAGTGTTCCGCAGTTTGGAACCCATGCGCTGATATGCCATATGAACGCCGGACTCAAACTCCTCAATAAAGGAGGTGCTGATGGTTGAAACAGCCATAAGCTTATCCTCTCAAAAAGTGTTTTCACGTTACTTTCCGGTTGTTCCGTCCACTTACATGTCAGTGCAGTTATCCGTGAGGGCTGCTATGTAAAGCTTTTCGGGCCTTCTAGTAGCCCAACCCTCACAGATTATTTAGTGTTTGTTAATTCACATTACCCTATGGTCAATGAACCATGCTTTTGTAGGCCTAGTTGCCTTGACATTGCCTGTACTTTGGCAATATGCGCTGGATCACGATCTTTCCAGTATTTAGGGTCAGCCTGTGCCGCTTTAAGATCATCCTGTGTAACATGCTCTTGAAAAGCGGTTTCGGATGTCATGTTGAATTTAGGCTGTCCATTTGCTTCCATCATTTCTTCAAAGAACTGAACCATGTCAGCAGATGCAGGAATAGATGCAAACGTATTGTAAGCATTTTCAGAGAGATTAGAGCTTGCCCATGTATCTACACGCTCAAGACGTCTTTCGGCATGTTCACCCAATTGCTCAGATTCAACATTCCAGTCAGGTCCTGTCATCGCATTTTGCTGTGTATATTCAGCAACCACGTTATTAAACTGCTCTTGGTTTAAGCCAAGACTGTGTGCTGTATGCTGAAACCACTGTAGCATGTTGTCATCTGGATCAACTTCCACAGCTTCACCATCTTCACCGACAAGAGCCAGTTCATAATCAGCAGGAGATACTGGTATGTCACCAGCAACTTCTTCTTGCAGTTCAGACATGATTTCATCACGAAACTTGTCAGAACGCTCATGCAATCTCTTTTCAAGGTGAGAATAGCTCTGTGCAAAATCTTCTTCTGATTTAAATTTCTCTGGAAGCCAATCAGGTCTTGTTGAGACTTCTTGAGGTTGCTCCTGATCGCCTTGATCCTGAACCTCATCAATTTGGCTTTCTTCAACGCTCTCTTGTAGTTCTTCGTTCATTTAACAGTCCCACTTCCTTAGTGCTTTGTTGATACGGCTATTAGGGTCATTAGCCGTTTTTGCAGATGTAAGTTTCTTTTTCATACCCATCATTCGTTTACAGAATGACTTACGCCTTGCCGCTTTCTTTGGGCTTTTCTTTGCCGCTTTTGCTGACACTGGTGCTTTGAGTGTTCCTCCTTTGTAGGAGGCTCGACCTTTTGCGTTCAACCCACCGTCTGGGTTCTTGCCCTCTTTTCTTGTCCATGCCTCACTCATTACGTCCTCGCATAGGTTGGTTTTTTACCACCGCCAGATGGATTGGTTTTGCGTTTTCTATTTACAGCAGACTTCTTTTCACCTTTTGACATGGATGCGGCTTTTGAAGCTGGTACGCATTTAGGATAACCACGACCGTCACCCATTTTACGTCCACACTTAGGATGCTTACCGTCTTTTTTGGATGATATATCTACCCAGTTTTCATTAAACCACTTGCTTAGGCTCATGACTTATATTTGCCGCCCATCTTTTTGTACTGCTGTACAAGCTGACCGCTAGCATAAGCTGAAGGCCATTTCTTGACTCTGGCTTTAACCATTGCTCTTGCTTTTGCGTATAGTGACGGATTTGCTGGTTTAGCCATCTCCTTGCTTCCTTCCAAGTTCGCTACGCTTTTTCATGATTGCAACAATCCACCTAGACCCTTCTGCATGGGCTAATGTTTCGATATTAGTTCCTGCAGGATGGATGTTGTTCGTTGAGATGCCCTCAAGGTACTGTAGGAAAGCTTTTCCGACACCTGAACCAAATAAAGCGAAGGCCTTAGAATTAAGGTCAGCTTCAACCTCACGAGGATATCCTCTACCATCGAACGAAACATTTACTTGCTCCTTTGCCACTACATACCGCCCTGTTGCTGTTGCATTAACTGCATCATGTTCTGAACATTCTTTGCCACTTCTTCTTGGTCAGCCAGAAGCTCTGCTTGTATTCCAAACTTGTCGGCTAAAAACTTGATAGTGGCTTCCTGCTTATAAAGAGCAGGACCAATCTCAGGTCCGAATGTCTGTGCAATAGTTTGCTGGAAACGCATAAAGTCAGATACGTCTTGCTGGTCTTGCGCTCTTAACAATGGGGATACAGCAACAACCTTTAGTTCTCTGCCGTCAACCTTGGGCAGTTCAAGCAATCCTTGCTGTGTATAAATATTGATAACCCTCTCGACCAAGGGCTGCAGGAATTCTTTCTGCATCCTGCCAGCCACAGCACCCATGTCCCTAGCGACATCAGCCAGTCGTTCTGAGACTTCGGTTGCACTGAGAGGTGTCTTAGCATTCGGGCGAGTATCAAGCTCGTCAATGAACAAGGCCTTTCTTACATTGCGTCTCATGTCTTCAAGAATTAACTGACCGACATCAAAACGTGCTGGTGATTGCAATGTATCAATTGTAGATCCGGGACTTCTTGGTATGAATGTTCCGGGCTGTATAGTTACATTGTCAGGATTAAATACACCGTCATCGTCATAAACATATGATCCGGCAATAGCCATTTCAGCGTTTTCAAGAATAAGCTGTACTGTCAAATTCAATGTTTTGATTGCTGGCATGGCTTGGAGTATCGGACCTCTACCCCATACTTCATAACCAGACTTTGACCAGCGTGTAGTAATCCAAGGAACAGATCCACGACCGGACATTTTAGATTGAAACAGAATATGCTTATCAGTCTCTGAGATTAGATAGTATGTGTATTCATCCTTAAATCTGTCATCTGAGTCGTACATTGTGGCTTCAATGATCTCTGTCTTTCGACGTGGATCTCGCTTTTGAGCCGCAAGCATTTCTGGACTGTACTTGGCATAGGGGTACATATGCTTAACTTCGGTGATGTCACATGTTTTGTTCCAACGAAACCAATCTGAAACCATGTCCATATGACCCGGCAACACAGCAACACTCGTAGGAGGAACCGCAGTGAAATGAAGGTCGCCCACAAATCGTCCACTCTCAACGAGCATGTTCATTGTGCCTATGCCAAGATCTTGAAGACCTTCGTGAAACTCTGCATTGAAGTTAGAGTTACGTAATCCTTCATGGATCAGGTCTGTGATCTCATCTAGTTCTTCTGTTAGCTTTTTAGTAATAGCTTCTTTGGGGAAGTCGGGTCCGGGGGCTAGTTTAAAGGCTCTGCCATTAGGAGGAAAGAAGCCAAGTTGAAGTCTTGAAGCAAACTTAGGTAATCCAGTTACGGCAGTCTCATCGTAGATATTCTCGGTTCTACGGCTAGCAGGGGCTTCCTGATGGAAACTCTCTCTATGAGGAAGGACATAGTCGTAAATTTCCTCCCATACATCTGACCAAGACGACCATCTTCCTTTGGCTTTCTTATAACGTGCCATAACCTTTTTATACTCAGCATCATTACCTCCGGCACTAGAAACTGTAGGGCTAGCGTCACCGTTTGATTCGTCTCTCATACTTTTGTACCCATATTTCTGCGATAGCCTGTATATCCAGCCATATCGTCATCTTGGAGCGATCCAGACCCAATCATATTTGCTCTGCGCTTGCGTGTAAGATCAGTTGCTTTTGCATCAAGTGCCAATTGCTCATCAGCCAGACGCTGTCTTTCAGCCGCCTTCGCGTCTTTGCTTTCTTGGCTTTCGGCAGGTGGCTTGGGTGTTTTAAACATGCCTCCCATAATCAACTCCTTATGACGCTATAGATTCCATTAGATTGTGGGATTTAAGGGTATTACTCTGCACAAAAATGGGCGTACCGCCCTTTCTGAGCAATTCACAATACAATTGGTGGGGAGTTACCATCCAGAAACCCTTGAGTCCGACCAGATGCTTGATAAAGCTTACGCAATACATAGCTCTTGGCATTGATATGGCGTTATCTGCTGTTTCGTACTCAATACATGTGCAGAAATCAAACAATGCTTGGATCATGGGGGTGGCTTGCTCACCTCTAAAAACAGAACAGTGGAATCTTTCTGTTCCAAACTCTAATTTTATCCAAACATCTGTTTCCTGATCGTATCTAACTGCAAAAACATGGGAAAAGTTGGGTTTTCCTAGTGTAAATAGCTTCCAGATACCAATATTCTTGCTTTCACAGAAACATACTATCCATTTCATAGTGATCTCATGCCTTGCCTGTTACGATTACGTGTTCTCATCCGAGAGAATGGGTTACTAGCTCTCTCAACAGTGGTGGGGCGGGTAACTTGCTGGTTGCCAAAGAATACTCTGCGACCCTCACCTCCTCCTAAAAAGGCGTACTGCAACGCATCATGCACATGAGAGAACCTGTTCTTATTTGGCTTCTCCTCGTACTTCTCAGTACCCATGTAAAACTGACGCTTAAACTGATAACCACCCTCAAAGCCAG